TTAAATTTTTGTGCATTAATATCAAATTAGTTTGTCAAAATAAAGTTATTTCTTAGAATAAAATTGTTCAACAGTCTTAGCATAGTCTTTCCAAAATGTTTTAACATCTTCAAAAGCATCTGCGTAAAACTTTGACCAATATTCTTTGAATGATTTATAATCAAGCATTGAGTTCTCCTTTGAGTAAAAGTTATATTCGTCAGTCGTATATATCATGAAGGATATATGTGTTGCGTTGCAACAAAATTCAAGACTACTTTATGTTTAAATGTTCTTTAACTGATTCAATAATATGTTTTGCGATTTCAAACTTCCATTCGCAATATAAACCTAGAATAAAAACTAGAAAATATAACATTATGGTTTTGTAGGAAACACAACTGCATTTACTTTAGCAACTGTATCTACACCTTCTGTAATGTCTCTTAAATCTTGTCGGTATTCTAACCAAGCAGTTTTATTAGCTACTGGACTATCAGGTAATACTGTCCAATCACAAGAAGCTATTAAAGCATTTCTTTTTTGTCTTAATCCAGCGATTGCTCTATCAAAAGCACCAGCTTTCCAAGCATCTTCTTCAGCTTTTCTTTGTGCTATTTCTTCAGGTGTTAATTCAATTTCTACACCATCTACTAATTTATATACTGCCATAATATTTCCTTTATAGTTTGTTGTTTGTTTTAGTCAATCTCATTATTTAATCCCATACATTAGGATTGTGCCATCAGCTATATTACCAGAAGCATATTTAAATTGTATTGCATTTATAGCTGAAGTAGTATTTCCATAACCTGCTATAAAATTTTCTACTGAATAATCACTTGATAAATAACCATTTGTATTTGTTATAAAGTGTTTAACATAGGTAGTAGATGCAGGATTAAAAAGTTGCATTAAACCAGAAAAACATTCATCTGCACCATTACCTTGATTTGTTACAAAGTTTGCAAAGCCAGTATCTTGTGCTGAGTCTTTTGCTGTATCATAAGCAAGTACAGTATCATTGTTAGCTTCATTAGCGAATGTTACTATATAAGTTGTTGTCTTGGTTACATTATAATTACTTCCACCATCTGTACTTAAATTAAAAGAAAAATTAACATTATCAGTAGCTGGTCGGCAGTTAATAAAATAAAACTGATACTCTTTATAAGTAGAAGTAATACCAGTAGTAAAGGATATAGAAGCTGAGTTACTAGCTGTTTGAGAACTAATAAGCACCATATTACCAGTTGCTACTGAAGCATTTAAAGCAGTAACATTATTCAATGAAGCATTGTTGAAAGCACCAGCTTTTAATATTCCTGATGTGCCAATGTTATTTGCAAATGATCTTGTGATTGTACCCATTAGCTTTTCTTAACCCCATATAGTTTAATAATACCATCATCTATGTTTCCTGAACCCATTTGAAATCTTACTGCATTTATTGCTGAGGTTGTATTAGCATATCCTGCTATATAATCATTTGAATTATATGTATTAGATGTTTTATTTGATGTTACTATAAAATGTTTTACGTAAGTAGTTGAAGATGGGTTAAATAAAGTTAAAGTTCCACTAGCATTTTCATCATTAGCATTACCAATGCCTGTTGTAATTGGTTGAAAACCAGTAGATTGTGCTAAATCAAAACCACCATCATAACCTAAAAATGTGTCAGTACCAGCTTCATTATGATATGCTCTAAATGATGTAGTAGTTTTTGTAACATTATAATTAGAACCACCATCAGTAGATAAATTAAATTGAAAACTAAAATCATTGTTTGCAGGGTGTATATTAATAAACTTAAATATATACTCATCATAAGTGCTATCTATCCCAGTCGTAAATGAAATATTAGCTGATGCACTAGCAGTTTGTGTTGATAATAATACTAAGGTAGCTGGACTTGTGGCATTATCAAAAGATGTAACATCTTCTACTGTGGCATTGGTAACAGCACTAGCTGTAAGTATGCCAGATGAACCTATATTGTTTGCGAAACTTCTTGTTATGCTACCCATTATTTTATTCCATACATATAAATTGTACCGTCCATATTCCCTGATGACATTCTAAACTGAATAGCATTGATAGCACTTGTGGTATTAGCATATCCTGCTGAATAACCTTCCATACATAAATCAGATTGTTCATTAATAATTGATCTTCCTATGTAATGTTTAACGTAAGTAGTTGAACTAGGATTAAAAATTATTAATGTTCCTGCACCACTTTCATCAGCACCATTTCCTAAACCATTGGTTATTGCTTGATATGATGTAGATTGTGCTAAATCAAACGCACCTTGATAACCCAAAGAAGTGGCAGAATCATCTTCTGCATGATATGATCTAAAAAATGTGCTTGTTTTAGTTACTGCATAAGTAGAACCACCATTTGTACTAAAATTAAATTCAAGAGGAACATTGTCAGTTCTTGCATGAATATTTCCGAACACAAACTTATATGCTTTATAAGTTGAAGTTAATCCTGAAGTAAAACTTAATGAAGCACTATTTGATGCAGTTTGAGAAGATATAAATGTAATGCTGTCAGCAGGTATTCCTGAAGGAAATGCTGTAACATTATCCATACTATCATTATTAATAATAGATTTTAAAACAACTCCACTTGTTGTTATTCCATTGGCTACACCTCTAGTTATAGCACCCATGATATTAAATTGGTAAATATCTTACTGTGATTTCACCACCATTGACTGGTGCTGTTGCGAATGTAAGGGTTGTGCCAGAAATTGTATAATCATCTGTTGGAACTAAGCAGATACCATTTACAAATACTAATACATCATTAACTGCTCTACCTGAACTAATTGTTATTGTTGTTGAAGAACCATTACCAGTAAATGTTCCACTAGAATATGAAAGAGATGGTGCAGGTACATAATAATCCCAAGAAGAAGCTGTTGTGCCAGAAGTTAAAATACAAGTTAGTATAGCAGTTGAACCAGCAACTAAAGTACCAATTAAATTAGAGCCAGAAGAATTTATAGTAAGTGAACCAGTTGAGTTATTGTGTATTTCAAAACTTTGTCCAAGAGTTAATGTGCTTGTAACTGGCATAACAACTGTATGTGTGGTTGTACCAGTAAAAAATTGTTTGTAGCCACTTGTTACTGTTAATGTTTTTGTTCCAGCAGAAGTAGCAGTTGTTTCGTATGAAGTTGATGAATCAAATAAATTAACTGTATTGTTTGTGTGGTCAATTTGTAAAATAGATATATCATCAGTTCCATCATAATATTTTAAAATTGGTGCAGTAGAAGTTGTTGTGTCTAACCAAAGAGAATTTGCAACTGCTGAAGCTGGTCTAGATGTTCCTGAGTTTAATGTATTGATTGCTGAAAGTACGTTGTTCAAATCACTTCTAAAAGCTGGGAAGCCCTGATTTGCTATGTTATAATCTGAATGTTGTGCCATGTTCTATCTAATATCTTAATCAATAACCTTTTGCAAGGTAGTCAAATGTTTTACTAATCGCAGTTCCACCACTATTTCTAAAAGTTATTCCGAAACCTGAAATTGTTTTACTTGTTATATCGTAATAATTTCCTGTGCCTAAACTTTGAGCAGTAATTCCAACAGCATAGTTAGCAGAATAAAATGGATTTGTAAATGTTACTGTATATGTACCAGCACCTGAAACAATATCATTACCACTAAATATTCTATCTGGTGCATCAATATTAACTGATAAAGCACTTATAACTGGAGTAGATGATAAATCAAATGATGTTAATTTTAATCTAAACTTATAATATCTCGCTGTGTAATCGCCAACGACAAAGTTTCTAAATGAAGTGTATGTTATGTTGTCATCAGATAAAGCAATTTCTAAATGAGCATTACAATTTGCAGGAGTATCACCATCAAAGTTAGATTGTGCATCATCAAAATCGCCAGTTCTTGAATCAAATAAGTCATCTAAGTTATCAGAACTTTGTGTAATAGAAGCTGTTACTCTTGTTGTATAAACTCCACCTATATCTACTGGGTTTGCAAATAAATAAGTTCCTTCTGCATATAAGTCAGTAGCAGTTAAACCAGAATCAAAAAATCCAGTTGCATCATCAAAATTTCCTATTGCAGAATCAAAAAGTTCTGAAGAATCTAATCTTAAATTATTATCTTCATCTAAAAATACATTTGTTTTAGTTCCTGAAAATGTTGGGGATTCAATTTGTGTAGCGATAGCATTATAGTTTCCTATTGCTACAACATTAGTTGCTATGATTGTTTCATTAGAAGATAAATTTCCATTCTTATCAACTGCTTTGATAAGATAAGAACCTACTCTTGCAGGGACAGTTACACTTGTTGCTGGTCTTGCAACTTTTTCAACTAATGAAACTGAGTTAGCCCAAGTAGCACCACTTGTTTGTGTTGAATATCTTATTTGATAGTATGCCAAATCCAAATCAGGTATTTGCGTCCAAGATAAATGTGCATCTCCACCAATTATATTACAAGCAAAATCTTCAACATCTGCTGGTGGTGCTATTCCACCGATAATAGTTCTTGTTGCAGAAGTATAAGTTGATTGAACTGATAGTGTATTAAATGCCTTAACCCTTACGTTATAAGTTAATCCATCTACCACGTTTAGTATTCTATGATTTAATCCTTTGACTTGACCAGATACTTGGTAAGTAGATTCTGTGCTTAGTTTATATTCTACTTGGTAGTAATCCACAAAGTTATCAGGTGATGCACCAATAGTTACATCTAAAGCAGTAATAACAACTCCATCTGAATATTCTATTAATTGGTCATCTAAAGTAACTGATGCTGGTGCAGATACAGAAAAAGGATTTGGTAATACAGTATCAGCAATAGTAGGTGCTTCGCCTTTTTCTTCCCAAGTATAAAAATTATCTTGATGTTCCTCTAATCCTAAAGTTACTGTTGAATCTGAATTGATAGCTAAAGACATTACTCTAAATGGTTTAGCACTAAATCCTGCTGTATCATAAGTAGCTGTTACAATATCTCCAATAGATAAATTAAGTGCTTCTGAAGTTACTGTTACTTCTGCTTTTAAATTGTTTCTTGATCTTTTTAATATGTTCTCGCAAATTTCTTCTGCTTGATATGGAGAAGTTACTTGCAACATATCAAAGCTTCTCTCTAATAAAGTATTGTTATCATCACTTAACATTGTTGCGTGTTGATCTGCTGGGTCTAAAGCAGAATCATCAAATGGTGGATATGAAACTGTATCTGATTGATAATCTTTTTCTGGGTTTGTAAAAGTACCAA